GTCGACGACACCCCTGAGCGCGACCGGGGCCGCAAACCCTTGGACCGGGAAGTCAACGATCCGACCGACGAAGAACTGGATACATATACAGAGGGCGTCAAAAAGCGTCTGAAAGAACTGACGCACGCCCGTCACGACGAGCGCAGGGCCAAAGAGGCCATGGCTCGGGAGAAAGCTGAGTTGGAACGGCTGGCCCAGGCCATGATTGAGGAGAACAAACGCCTCAAACAGTACGTTCAGTCTGGGACTGAGCAATACATGACCATGGCCCAGCAAGCGGCAGAGGCCAAACTGGAGAAAGCGCGGCGAGAACTCAAAGCTGCGCAGGAAGCATTTGACACTGACGCCATTATTGCGGCGCAGGAAGCGTTGGCGGAGGCCAAGTGGGAAACGCAGAATACAAAAAATATGCGTCCTGCCCCTTTACAAACGCAGCAAGACGATGTACAAAACACTCAACCGCAAACTCAACAGGTGCGGGCCGACGAAAAGACACTGCGCTGGCAGGCAAAAAACCAGTGGTTCGGCTCCCCCGGGTTTGAGGAAGTTACCAGCTTTGCACTAGGGCTGCATCAAAAACTAGTCAACAACGGGGTAGACCCCCGCACTGATGAATATTTCGAGCAGATTGACGCTCGCGTGAAGTCCAAGTTCCCTGAAGTTTTTGGGGGCGAAGACGACAAGCCACGGTCTCAAGGGACTCCGGCTAAAAAACCAGCATCTGTTGTGGCTCCTGCCAGTCGTTCGACCGGCAAGAAAAAGGTTGAACTGACGCCGTCTCAAGCAGCGTTGATCAAAAAGTACAACCTCGATCCGCAAATGTATGTGAAGGAAGTTTTGAAACTGGAGAACCAAAATGGCTGAAATCCAAGACCGTACCCCTCGTGATTTGAAATCACGCGATAAATCTGCTCGTGCTGTATACGTACCGCCGAGTAACTTGCCTGATCCGACACCTGAGCCGGGATGGGTTTACCATTGGGTTGGTACTCACATTTTGGGTCAGCCGAATCCTACCAACGTATCCCAAAAGATGCGCGAGGGTTGGGAGCCGGTGAAGGCAGAAGACCATCCAGAACTGATGCTTTTGGGTAATGAGAAAACTGGCAATGTGGAGATTGGCGGTCTGATGCTTTGCAAAATGCCGAAAGAACGCTTCCAAGCTCGTCAGGAGTACTACAACGCTCAGGCGCAGGGACAGATGGAATCAGTGGACAACCACTTCTTGCGAAACAATGATCCCCGTATGCCGCTGTTTTCGGACAGGAAATCGTCTACGACACGCGGTGGGGGTTTTGGTTCAGGTTCAAAGTAATTAAGGAGGCCATAAATGGCATCAGTAGCATCCCCGTACGGGCTACGGCCCGTCAATCAGTTGGGTGGCACCCCCTATGCGGGCGCAACCCGTACTTATCTCATCGACCCCGCAGGTACTGCCTCAAACATTTACAACGGCTCGCCCGTGTATGTGAATGCCAGCGGTTATCTGGCTGTGGCAACCGCCACTGGCGCTGATGCGACTACCAATGGATTTCCCACCGGCACCGCTAATACCGGTATCGTGGGTGTGTTCGTTGGCTGCTCGTACTACAACGCTCAAGGGCAGTTGATTTTCTCGCAGTACTACCCCACGGGTACGACTGGCGTCATTCAGGCGTCGGTTGTTGACGATCCCAACGTGGTGTTTCAGGTCCAGTCCGCTGGCACTGTTACGCAAGCCGCTGTGGGTGCAAACGTGTTCTTCTCTACTGGCGCTGTGGCAACTGGCAGCACCTCCACTGGCAACTCCACGGCTTCTATCGTGGCTGGTGCCTCGGCGGTTACTACCACTGCAGCATTCCGTGTTGTCGGGTTCCCGAACGTGCAAGGCTTCTCGGTTGTGGGCGATGCTTACACCGACGTCTACGTGAAGATCAACCCCGGCTATCACACCTATACCAACGCTGTTGGTCTGTAAGGAGTAACTCAAAATGGCTATTTCACGCGCACAGCTACTCAAAGAGTTGCTCCCCGGTCTGAACGCTCTGTTTGGTATGGAGTACGCTCGTTACGGCGAGGAGCACAAGGAAATCTACGAAACCGAGAAATCGGAGCGTAGCTTTGAAGAAGAAACCAAACTGGCTGGCTTCTCTGCCGCGCCTGTCAAGAACGAGGGCTCTGCCATCGCTTACGACAACGCGCAAGAGGCGTTCACTGCCCGTTACACCCACGAAACCATTGCGCTGGGCTTCTCGATCACCGAAGAGGCGATTGAGGACAACCTGTACGACAGCCTGTCTGCTCGTTACACCAAAGCGCTGGCCCGGGCTATGGCTTACACCAAGCAGGTGAAAGCTGCATCCGTGCTGAACAACGGTTTCAACGGTGCATACTTGGGCGGTGACGGCGTCACCCTGTTTGGCAACAACAGTTCTAACACCCGTGTTGGCCACCCGCTGGTCTCTGGTGGTGTGAACTACAACAGCCCGACTACCGGTGTTGATCTGAACGAAACCTCGCTGGAAAACGCTGTGATTCAAATCGCTGCGTGGACCGATGAGCGTGGACTGCTGATCGCTGCCAAGCCGCGTAAGCTGGTGATCCCTCCGGCCCTGATGTTCGTTGCCAAGCGTCTGCTTGACACTGAGCTGCGGGTTGCAACTGCCGACAACGATATCAACGCGTTGAAGCAGATGGGTGCGATCCCCGAAGGCTATACCGTCAATCACTTCTTGACCGACAGCAACGCTTGGTTCCTCTGCACCGACGTTCCGAACGGCATGAAGCACTTTGAGCGTATGCCCTTGGCAAATTCCATGGACGGAGATTTCGATACAGGGAATGTGCGTTACAAGGCCCGTGAGCGTTACAGCTTCGGATGGAGCGATCCGCTCGGAATGTGGGGCTCGTCAGGCTCGACCTGATGAAAACCCAGTAACCATGCGGGTTACAGAGGGGGGCTTCGGCCCCCCTTTCTTTTTTGTGGAGTTGGTGTAGAATTGCTCGTATCGTATAACGGAGAAGCAAATGGACTACCCCAAAACCCGCGCAGAAGCCAAAGCTACGGGCGCTACCCACTACTTCACGGGACAACCTTGCACCCGAGGGCACATTGCTCTACGCAAAACAAAAGGTTCGTGTGTTGAGTGCATGAAAGAGGATTGGACGCTTGACAACGAAAAACGCAAGGCCAAGCCAAAGTCTGACGCAGCAAAAGCCGCCGGTCGCAGGTACTACGAGAAGAACCGGGAGGCGGTAAAAGCCCGAGCTAACACACGTCCAAAAAACGAAACAAACGCGTATAAGAAAAGACATAAAGTTAACAACCCGGCCTACTACAACGCGCTGACCAGCGTGCGCAAGCGCCGTCACCGAGAGGCCACACCTAAATGGGTCACCGCAGAGCAAAAACTGGCTATGCGGAAAACGTATCTTGCTGCCATGCGTTTGACAAAGATTTCTGCGGAAAGGTACGTCGTAGACCACATATACCCCCTGATTAGCCCGGTTGTTTGTGGGCTGCATGTGCCGTGGAATTTACGGGTAATGACACAGGCCGAAAACCTCCAGAAATCAAATTCTTTGCCGCCAGACGATCAGGCGCTTGCATTCCCCCCAAACAAGTGATACAAAGGAGCCATTCCGGGGTTTCCGGCGTTTCTGACAGTCCCGGCTGACGACATGCAGACAGAGCGCCCAAACGAATACTCGCATGTGAGGAATCATGGCAAATACCACCTTCAGCGGACCGGTACGGTCGCAAAACGGCTTCCAGTCCATCACTATTGATAGCACCACAGGTGCTGTTACCACCAACGCTTCTTTTGGCACCGACGTTGTTCTGGGTGCTCAAAGTCTGTCCGGTGCAGGGGCCGTTGACATTACCAACGCCTATACCAACCTGACGACTACGGGTGCTGCACAAGCCCTGACGCTGGCAAACGGCACGCTTGGGGAAGTCAAGATCATTACCCACGCTGTGGATGGCGGTTCGGCTGTACTGACTCCCACCACCAAGATTGGGTTTACGACCATCACTTTTACTGGAGTGGGCGAGTCCGCCATGTTGGTTTACACCAGCGCAGGCTGGGCCATTGTCGCTCTTAACGGCGCAGTTGCTGCCTAATAGGAGCGCATCATGACGATGCAAACAGACATTCTCGCCACTTCGTTGGCGGCATCTGGTACTGCGTCTGATCAGCGCACCCGCCTGCGCGGAGCCATTATTGAGCCGGGTACGAGCGCAGGAAGTGTTGTGTTCAAGGACGGTGGTTCTGGCGGAACGACCAAGCTGACGATTAATACGTCGGCAAACGGGGAGTCTTTCTCCATGGTTATTCCTGCCGATGGCATTTTGTTCAAGACCGACATTTACGCAGCGCTAACCAACGCCAAAGTGACGGTGTTTTATGCCTAAGACCCCAGCATGGCAACGCAAGGAAGGCAAGAACCCCAAGGGCGGACTCAACGCCAAGGGGCGTGCCTCCTACAACAAGGCCAATCCGGGCAAGCCGGGACTCAAACCCCCTCAACCAGAGGGCGGCAGCAGGCGCGACTCTTTCTGTGCCCGCATGAAAGGCATGAAGGCCAAGCTGACCGGCGAGAAAGCCAAGAAAGACCCGAACTCTCGTATCAACAAGAGCCTGAGGGCTTGGAACTGCTGATATGTCGAACGTAGAACTGACTGAACGTGAACGACTGATTGCCAAAGAAGCGGCAAAGCTCGCGCTTGAAGAACTCTCTGGGGAGTTTTACAAGAAGATTGGCAAAACCGTTGTCGAGAAAGTGCTGATCTGGGTCGGCATGCTGGTTGTTGGCTTTGTGTTGGGTAAAGGTTGGATCATCAAGGTCTGATATGCCGAGCAAAACCAAAGCTCAACACAATCTGATGGCAGCGGTTGCAAACAATCCGGCATTTGCAAAGAAAACGGGTATCCCTCAGTCTGTTGGCGCTGAGTTTATGAAAGCCGACAAGGGTAAGCGGTTTGGGTCGAGTAAAAGTCGTGCAGACGCACAGGCAATTAACCGGCCCCAGACCAATCAAGGTAAGCAAGAGTTTTTTTCAGAAGGAGGCCGTATGGCTGAGTCCAAAAAGATGGTTAAAAAAGAGATCGGCTTCATGAAAAAAGCCGGTGCCCCTAAGTCCATGGTTAAGCATGAGGAGTCCGAAATGAAAGGCATGAAATACGGCGGTAAGGTCAAGAAGATGGCCAACGGCGGTATTACCACTGCAAAGATGGGTGCAGTAAAGGCTGGCGGCAACAAAGGCCATGGCGAGCACTCTGTGCAGGCCAAGGGCCACACCAAAGGCAAAATGGTCAGCATGTCCGGCAGCAAGCCGCTGGGCATGAAAAAAGGCGGGTACTGCTGAAATGCGGGCCAGCCGGGGGATGGGAGCAATCAACCCGTCCAAAATGCCGGGTGGGGTGAAAAAGCCCCGCAGGGATGACACTGACTTCACGCAGTATGCCGAGGGCGGAAAGACGAAGTCCAAGGTCAACCAAGCGGGCGTCTACACCAAACCCGGTATGCGTAAACGGCTGTTTGAGTCCATCAAGTCTCGGGCGGTGCAGGGTACGGCGGCAGGTCAGTGGTCAGCCCGGAAGGCCCAGCTTCTTGCCAAGCAGTACAAAGCCCGTGGGGGTGGGTACAAGTGAAAAACCCGCAGCAGTCACTCAAGGATTGGACCGCGCAAAAGTGGAGGACTAAAAGTGGCAAACGCTCTTCTGACACGGGTGAACGGTATCTTCCAGAGTCTGCGATCAAAGCTCTCAGCCCTGCTGAGTACGCTGCGACAACGCGTGCAAAACGCGCTGGGAAAAAAGCCGGAAAACAATTCGTGAAACAGCCGCCTAAGGTGGCGGCAAAGACGGCGAGGTACAGATGAAGAAAAAAGTAAAACGCTATGAGGAAGGCGGTGTTGTTGGGAACAGCAACTACCCGTTTGGTCAGAGCCAAGCCGCCTCGACCACGCCTGCCCCAAGTATCGGTCTAGGTAATACTTCGCCCCTGGTGCAAGTAAACACCCCTGGTGCCGCAGTTGCCGATCAGTCGCAGACTGGTATGCCGTTCGGCATGAAAAAAGGTGGTGCAGTCAAGTCGTCTGCGTCTAGTCGTGGTGATGGCTGTGCGATGCGCGGCAAAACTAAAGGAAGGATGGTTTGATATGGCTAAAGTTAAAAAAATGGCATCTGGTGCTGTAGTGCAAAATCCGGGTATGAATAGGTCCCCTGACCGTGTACTTCCTGCACCTCCTAGGGTAGTGCAAAATCCGGGTATGCCTAGGTCCCCTATCCGTGTGCCTTCGCCGCCCAATATAGCGCGAAATCCGGGTATGAATAGGTCCCCTAACCGGGTGCTTCCGGCACCTTCTAGGGTAGTGCAAAATCCGGGTATGAAAAAAGGTGGCGCAACTGCCTCTAAACGAACTAACAGCACTGCTCAACGCGGCAAAACCCGTGGAAAGATGCGTTAATCGTGGCAAAGTTTCCTGATCTGACGGGTGACGGCAAAGTCACACAGGCTGACATTCTCAAAGGCCGTGGTGTCGAGGGAATGAAAAAGGGCGGCAGCACTGACAAATGGATACAGAAGGCGATCAGGAAACCCGGCGCTCTGCGCTCCGCGCTTGGTGTGAAAGAAGGCAAAACCATCCCGACAAAGAAGCTGGCGGCGGCTGCAAAGAAACCCGGCAAGATGGGTCAACGCGCACGGCTGGCACAGACACTAAAGAAACTGGGAAAGTAAATGGCCAACACATCCGGGTCATCCGCATTTAACCTTGACTTGACTGAGATCGTTGAGGAAGCGTTTGAGCGCGTTGGCTCAGAGATGCGCACGGGTTACGACCTGAAAACGGCGCGGCGTTCCCTGAACCTGATGTTTGCCGACTGGGCCAACCGTGGCGTCAACATGTGGACGTTTGAGCAGGGCACTATCCCGCTCATTCAGGGGCTCAACACCTACACGCTGCCCAACGACACGGTGGATTTGCTTGATCATGTGATCCGCACCCAGCCAAACCAGCAGTCCAATCAGGCCGACTTGACCATTACCCGTATCAGTATTTCTACCTACGCCACTATCCCCAATAAACTGACGCAAGCTCGGCCCATTCAAGTCTGGGTGCAGCGGTTGGACGGGCAGGTGTCTCCTACGGGATACACATTTCAGAGTGCAGACATAGGGGCACAAACAATCACCCTTTCTTCTACGGCCAATTTGCCTACTACGGGCTATCTGAACATCGGCACAGAGACGATTTACTACGGGTGGATCAACAGCAGCACGCAGCTTGGCGGAGTGTTCCGGGCGCAGAATGGCACAAGTCAAACCACCCCCTCAGCCGGTACTGCCGTCTATGTCAACAACATTCCCCGTATCACGGTCTGGCCAACGCCGGATCAAGGCACTGTAGGCAACCCCACCTATCAGTTTGTGTACTGGCGCATGCGGCGCGTGCAGGATGCCGGTGGTGGCGTCAGCGTGATGGATGTGCCGTTTCGCTTTATACCGTGCATGACGGCGGGGCTGGCCTATTACATGGCGCTGAAGGTGCCGGGGGCGTTGGACCGGCTGGCTATCCTGAAAGCGCAGTATGACGAGGCGTGGGACTTGGCCTCACAGGAAGATCAGGAAAAAGCTGCAATTCGGTTTGTGCCGCGTCGGCAGTACATTGCCGGAGCCTTCTGATGCCAAACCGGTTTTCGTCCGGCAAGTATGCGATTGCGCAGTGTGACCGCTGCAACTTTCGCTTCAAGCTCAAGGAACTCAAGACATACACGCTCAAGACCAAGAACGTGAATATGCTGGTCTGCGCGGCTTGCTGGGACCCGGATCAACCGCAGTTGCAGCTTGGTATGTACCCGGTGGAAGACCCGCAGGCAGTGCGTAATCCGAGGCCGGACATTACCTACAAACTGGGTGGTAACAGCGGGCTGCAGATATCGAACATCAGTGGTACGGACCCTGACGAGGACGGGACTGCAACCGGTGGTAGCCGGATATTTCAGTGGGGCTGGGCCCCAGTGGGCGGTTCAAGGTTTTTTGATGCCGACTTGACGCCAAACAATTTGGTGTTGACGGTAAATTTGGGCACAATCACGGTAGCAACGACATAAGGAGTCGATCATGGATGCGATGAAGAAAGTGGCTAAGGCCGAGGTCAAGGCCCACGAGAAGCGTATGCACGGCGCTAAAGGTATGCGTGCCGGTGGTAAAACCAACGCCGATATGCTCAAGTACGGGCGCAACATGGCCAAGGTCATGAACCAGCGCAGCCCTGGCCGCAAAGGAGCCTGAAATGGCAACCTACAAGACCCCCAAATACACGGCGATGCAAGAGGCTGGTCTCTGTGATAACAAAGAGCACCAGAAGAAGCTAAACCAGTCCATCGCCAATAACCACAGCAACGACTACCCTGGCGTTAAAACCAGCGGTATCAAGATTCGTGGTACTGGCGCTGCAACTAAAGGCGTAATGGCACGAGGCCCGATGGCATGAATTACACCGAGTTGTCCACTGCGATCAAAGATTACACGCAGAACTTTGAGGCCGACTTCATTGCGAACATTCCGGTGTTCGTGGAGCAGGCCGAGCAGCGCATTTACAACTCGGTTCAATTCCCGTCTCTCCGCAAAAACGTCACCGGCTCTTTGTCCGCCAACAACAAATACTTGTCATGCCCGAATGACTTCCTGTCAACATATTCGTTGGCAATCATTACTGGTGTGACGGGTGGGAACCTCAACACGGGTTCTTATGAGTATCTGCTAAACAAGGATGTGAACTTCATCCGGCAGGCATACCCAACGCCCAACGACACCGGGGTTCCAAAGTATTACGCGCTTTTTGGGCCGACTGTTTCTGGCGCGACCATCTCCGATGAGTTAAGTTTTATTGTTGGCCCGACTCCTGATGCAGCCTACGACGTTGAGTTGCATTACTACTATTACCCGGAGTCGATCACTGTTGCTGCTGATGGCCAAACATGGCTGGGTGATAACTTTGACACGGTTCTGTTGTATGGTTCGCTGGTAGAGGCCGCAATCTTCATGAAAAGTGAAGCCGACATGATGAGCTACTATGACGGCAAATACAAAGAGGCGTTGGCTTTGGCTCAGAGACTTGGTGACGGCCTTGAGAGATCGGATGCGTACCGCAGTGGTCAGTACCGTCAAGCTCCATTACCTCAAAATAACGGGGTTAAATGATGGAAACGACCCGTCGAGCCGCACTTGCAAAAAAGGAGCTTCAGTATTTCACTGGGAAAGCGTGCCCACAGGGGCATGTTGCTCCGCGCCGCGCTCATAACGGAGAGTGTGTTGCATGTCGCACGGAGCGGTTGACGGCATGGCGGATAGAGAACCCCCTCAAAGTGCAGCAGCACAACAAGACGCAGTATGCACGGTTTGCGGAAAAAATAAAGGCCGCAGTTCGTAAGTACAACGCAGAAAATGCGGATGTTGTGAATGCAAAAAAACGGGCCTATCAAAAAACCCATCTACACGTGTACGCCAAAATAAAGGCAAAGCGTAAGGCCGCTGAGTTAAAGCGCACACCTGCATGGCTCACCGAAGATGATCATTGGATGATGGAGCAAGCGTACGAGTTGGCGGCGCTACGCACAAGCGTGTTTGGAGTTCCATTTCAGGTGGATCATGTGCTGCCCCTACAGGGTAAGCTCGTATCCGGGTTTCACACACCACTAAATTTGCAAGTGATTCCGGCTAAACTCAACCGCGCTAAGTCCAACACCTTTGAGGTTGCCGTATGAGCTTTACCGGCAACTACTCCTGCAACACGCTGCGGTCTGGGTTGGTCAACGGCACGATCAACTTTGCCTCGGACACGTTCTATCTGGCGCTGTACACCAATTCGGCAACGCTGGATCAGACCACAACCGCATACACCACAACGGGTGAGGCGTCGGGCGGCAACTATGTTGCTGGCGGTGAGATTGTGACTGCCACTATTGCCAGCGAGACCACATCCACGGGCAGCACAACATACATCAATTTTTCGTCCCCAGCGTGGACGGGAGCCATTACAGCGCGTGGTGCCTTGATTTACACGCCCGGTGCCAATGGCGCTGTATGTGTGTTGGACTTTGGGTCTGACAAAACCTCAACCACAACTTTCACCGTGCAGATGCCAGCCAATACCGCAACCTCTGCGCTCATCCGACTCGTTTAAGGAGTAATCATGCAAAAAGAGTTTTCCAACTTTGGTGACCACGCAGAAGTCAAAATGCAGTCCAACGTGGTTGGCGTTGAATCTGTTGGTATCGAAGGTCACTACCATGTGATCTGCCGGGACGCTGATGGCAACATCAAGTGGGAAGAAGAGTTCCCCAATCTGGTCAATGCCATCGGCAAAGAGTTGATGCTGGACACCCTGCTCTCTGGCTCGTCTTACACCACTGTGGGTCCGTTCCTTGGGTTGATCTCTGGTTCTAGCCCGACTTTTGCGGCTGGCGACACAATGGCTTCACATGGTGGCTGGACTGAGTTCACCAACTACACCGTGGGCGGCTCAGCGGTTCGTGGCACTGCATCGTTCAGTGCCGCCACTTCTTCTGGCTC